AATCAAGTTCCAAAGGAGAAACTACTCCTGAACAGGAAAAGGATTTCCGTAAGAAAGTACAAGCATACGGTAAAGAACTAGACCAAAGACAAAAAGAAAAAGAAAAAGTCAAAGAAGGTCATGATGATCTGGCTGCTATGCTAAGAATCATTAACAGATAAGGGTAAATGAACTCTTAAAAACCTCACTTAAAAGGTGAGGTTTACCACATTAGGCATAAATACTATTGACATGAGTGAAAGCATTTGCTATACTTACACTTGTGTTAGACACTAATAGGTAGTGTCGAATATTAAAAGAGACCATCTCAATTTTATAAGGAAAAATATCATGGCATCATTAGCAGAAATTCGTGCTCGTATCGCGGCACAAGAAAACAAGTCAAACGGTAACAACACACCGAAACAATCTGACAACTCAATCTACCCTCACTGGAACATGGACGAAGGCACTACAGCCTCATTACGTCTATTGCCAGACGCAGACAGTAAGAACCCTTACTTCTGGGTTGAGCGTCAAATCATCAAGCTTCCATTCAACGGTATCAAAGGTGACCCTAACGCAAAGCGTGTTGAGGTTCAAGTACCTTGTGTAGAGATGTATGATCCAAAAGCACAGTGCCCAATCTTGACTGAGGTTCGTCCTTGGTACAAAGATGAAACTCTTAAAGAGTTGGCCAATAAGTATTGGAAGAAGCGTAGTTACTTGTTCCAAGGTTTTGTTCGTCAAAACCCAATCGGCGATGACACTACACCTGCGAATCCTATTCGTAGATTCATCATCAGTCCACAAATCTTTACTATCATCAAAGCTAGTTTGATGGATCCTGAGTTGGATGAGTTGCCAACTGACTACCAACGTGGTCTTGATTTGAACATCAAGAAAACAAGCAAAGGTGGTTATGCTGACTACTCAACTAGTACTTGGGCACGTAAAGAGTCTCCATTGACAGAAGCAGAGCAAACAGCAATTGAATCACATGGTTTGTATAACCTTGCTGACTTCTTGCCAAAGCGTCCCGGTGAAGCAGAATTGCGTATCATCAAAGAAATGTTTGATGCATCAGTTGATGGTCAGCCTTACGACACTGAGCGTTGGGGCGCATACTACAGACCATGGGGTGTTGATGCACCTACTGGTACTCAAACTCAATCAGCTCCTGCACAAGCAGTTCAACCAAAAGCGACTACTGAAACTAGCGCACCTGCAACTACAGAGACTGCACCTTGGGATGATGAACCAGCAACAGCTAGTTCGCCTGTAACAATGCCTACAGCGACTCCATCAAGCGATAAAGCACAAGACATCCTAGCGATGATTCGTGCTAGACAAGCGAAGTAATTAAAGGGGCTTCGGCCCCTTTAATGTTTAGGAGAATAATATGACACTACCAGACGAACGTTACCGCGCCCTAAAGCAAGGTAAAAAATTGTTGGAAGAACTATGCGACCCGGGTAAGACACCTAGGGTACCTGCATTAGTCAGAGACAGAGCTAGAGGAGTACTACGACACTATCCTAGCGATTATGAATTAGAACGTATCGCGGATGATTGTCCAGAGTTTCTTGACAAAATTTCGTTCTCTGATAGAATGTACTTAAACGTAGCACAAAAATAATAGGAGAACATCTTGGCTAAACCATTTGACGTAAGTAAATTTAGAAAAAGTATCACAAAGTCTATCGAAGGACTTTCAATTGGATTCAACGATCCCACTGACTGGATCAGTACAGGCAACTATGCATTGAACTATCTTATCAGTGGTGATTTTAATAAAGGCGTACCACTAGGTAAAGTAACTGTATTCGCGGGTGAGTCAGGCTCTGGTAAGAGTTTCATCTGTTCAGGTAACTTAGTGCGTCACGCACAAGAGCAAGGCATCTTTGTCGTATTGATTGATTCAGAGAACGCTCTTGACGAAGCATGGCTACATGCATTGGGTGTATCAACCGATGACAGCAAGTTGTTGAAGCTTAATATGGCAATGATTGATGACGTTGCTAAAACAATCAGTGAGTTCGTGAAAGAATATAAAGCACTACCAGAAGAAGATCGTCCTAAGGTCTTGTTCGTAGTTGACTCATTGGGTATGTTGTTGACACCTACTGACGTTAATCAGTTTGAAGCAGGTGACATGAAGGGTGACATGGGTCGTAAGCCTAAAGCACTTGCCGCACTTGTTCGTAACTGTGTTAACATGTTCGGTAGTCTAGGTATCGGTATGGTTGCAACTAATCATACTTATGCTTCACAAGACATGTTTGATCCTGATGACAAAGTATCAGGTGGTCAAGGTTTCGTTTACGCATCTAGTATTCTAGTTGCTATGAAGAAACTGAAACTGAAAGAAGACGAAGACGGCAATAAGATTAGTGATGTTCGTGGTATTCGTGCTGCCTGCAAAATCATGAAGACTCGTTATGCTAAGCCATTCGAAAGTGTTCAAGTTAAGATTCCTTATGAAACAGGCATGAGCCCTTACTCAGGAATGCTTGACATGATTGAAAAGGGTGAGCTTGTTAAGAAAGAAGGCAACAGCCTAGTCTATACAACACTTGATGGTGAAATCATTAAGAAGTTCCGTAAAGCATGGGAAGCAAACGTTGACGGTTGTCTTGACAAAGTTATGGCTGAATACGCTGAAAAATCTAAACCTATGCTAAGTACTGTATCTAACACTGAGGAGGAGGATACAGTATGAGTTTAGATTTCGTAGCTGAAGTATGGGAAGCATTAAGTTCCCATATTGACTTGAATGATAGAAGTGATGCGGCAGACACATTAGTCAATTTACTAATTGACAATGACTATGAAGCAACTGATATCAAAGAGGCGTTCAGAGGTGACAAAGAAGTAATCGTTGCTTTAAAAGAGTATACAGATCAAGTTGAAGAAGAATATGAAGAATATGAAAATGATGCTGAATCTGATGATGACGAGTGGTGATAAATGAACTGGTATACACGAATCTCAAATGATTTGACTGTGATACCAGATTTCATTACACACTACGATGCTGAATTACTTGAGGCAAAAAAAGATGTAAAGGTATACGGTAATGTTGAAAAGAACATTGCCGCATTACCTGGAATCACAGAACACAGATTCAATCAGCTACAAGAAATTGAAGCTGTATTGAATTTTCTTAACATTAAGTTGCGAAAGATCCGTCGCAAATATTTTCAAAAATACTTAGAAGCATATCAACGAGCATTAACAAGCCGTGATGCTGAAAAGTATGTTGATGGTGAAGATGAAGTTATTGACTTTGAAACACTAATCAACGAAGTCGCCTTACTACGAAATAAGTGGTTAGGTATTTTAAAAGGTCTTGAAGCCAAACAGTGGCAGATGGGTCATATCGTGCGCTTGCGCACTAGCGGAATGGAAGATATTTCAATTGGCTAATATTAATTTACAAAACATCTCACTCTCTCACTCAAACCCTTTTAGTATTTCAGGGAAGGTTACGTCTCAGGGAAATCTAGCGCCGTGGAATAATTCTATAGGAAATATTACTCTGAATGGTTTATTGAGAGCCAGCCCCGGTGAGCATGTTAAAAAGTATGAGATTCTTGAAATTGAAGAAGATTTGTTGGCACTAAGTGCCGCTTGGAAACGTCTACGTGATGCACATACTAATGGTGGTGCATATACACCTATTTCTACCTTATTGGATAAAGAGTTATTCAATCACGTAACTACCGATGACCGTCAAAAAGCAAACGAGATTCGTGATTATTACAGTAAAAAGATAATGATGTGGAAATTGAAAGAAGTACATCTTTCACCGTTCCGAGAAGATATGAATTCATTTATTCATACTAATGGTAAAATGTTCAAACAGAATATGGTGCCATTAGCGTTCCGTTTACCTGAATTTCATAATTATGATGTAGAGTTTGATGATTTAGTTTCTGAGCATAATAAGATTATCACGGATAAATCAATTAACCAAACAAAAAATCTCTCACTTAAAAAGACATTTGCAGTTGGTAAAAAATATACAAAAAGAAAAGAATATTGGTTTAGTGATGATACTAATAACTTAGTTACTTTTTCATTAACCCACGATAATCCATTAATATCTCTATTGGATATGCAATGTAAAAATACAGTAACATTATCTGGTAATTATAATATGAAATACCGTGATAATAACCAATACTTTGTAGTAGATAAGTACTCATTTTTATAACTTGACAATAAATCGTTTTGGGCGTACAATAGACTCTTATTCAGTTGAAAGGGGTCTTTATGTCTTACATCGTTTTCAAGCACAACAAAGAGTTTGGTCCTCGCAAAGGTCTTGAGGGCCCGTTTCACTATCCTAACGGTCAGGTTCTGTACTACGATCCAAAAGAAGGTTCGTACTACGACCCTCTGACCGACTTCTACGTTCCTCATGACGAGGTTGCAGAACTTCAAAACATGATTTTTGACATTTTAGTTGGTAAAAAATAAGGACTAAGATGAAAAAAATTCTTTCAATTTTGTTGATTGCTATTCCGACACTGTGTTATTCCCAGCATTTCGTACAAGGAAAAGAAACCTACGATATGTCCCCTGAGGTGATTGACACTGCCCCACTCAGGTCTACTTTTTTTACTTACGGTAAATTTTTTCCCTCCAAAGCTGAATCATTTGCGGAGAAGGCTGACAAATCTCTACCTGTGGTAATTCACTTACATGGATGCGGTGGAGTATACAGCGCAGACCAGACCGTTAGGCAATTCTATTCTAGTCTCGGTATGCATTTTATCATGACCGATTTTCACAGGAGAAAAGATGCATCACCCGGTTGCGTACTCAGTGGCGGCAGTGTAGTGTTTACCGGTAATCCAGACACACGCTGGCCTGCGCGCCGAAGAGAGCTTGAGAGTCATATTTTTTGGTTACAATCAAACGGCTTCAATAAAATCGTTGTCACGGGTCACAGTGAGGGAGGGATTATAGCTCAACTCCTAAATGTAAAAGTAGATGCAGTGATTAGCCACAGCGTACATTGCGTTTACCCAAATCGCAATAGATATTTTAGCCCAGAGAACAAGGTCTTGCAATTGATTTCAAAAAATGACCCGTATGGACGTAGATTTACTCTGTGCGCGGGTGACCCAGACCACAGCAATTATACTTCTATAACATCCGAGGTTCCATCACATGACCCGTTTGCAGACCATGCTTGGAAGGATGAAATTAAGAAATTCCTAGGCAAATAAAGGTTGACAATAAATGGTTTTGGGCATATAATACATGTATTGAATCGATAAAAGGAACTGAAATGACTGAATTTGAATCTAAGTGCTACGGTATGTCTGAGTCTGATATTCGTACACAGTACATGGAAAGTATTACCGCTAAGTGTTCAGGTCTTGAAATGGTCGTTATGAGCATCATGAGTGATTGCCAAGAAATGATGGCAATGGGTACTGGCCCCCGTTCAACTGAATACGTTCGTAAACAAATGAACGTAGCCAAGTTTATTCTGTCAGAAATGATGGATTCAAAGGTATCTTAAATTTGACAATAAATGGGTATTGTGCTACAATACTTGTATTGACACTGAAATAAAGGAAACAAATGTCTAGCATCGTTCGCATCACTTCTGGTTCTTATCGTAACTCACCTGTTAAAGGTGAAGTCTTCACACTAGTCAAAGGTTACCAACTGGGCGCTAAAGGTGGTTACGTGACTGTTAAAAATGACGGTCAGTTCCCCGGTCGTCCTGACGAGGTCCGTGTTCAAATCGACAATCAAGAATGCATGGAATTTTTGTCAGGCATGCCTGCTAAAGTTGAAGCAGTTAAAGAATCCGAGACAGAAGCAATGGATCGCATTGCAACACGTTTTGGCGTGCTTGATGAAATGTCTAAGGCATGTATCAAAGGTGACATTCGTGCTATGATTGTTACAGGTCCTGCAGGTATCGGTAAGTCACACGGTGTTTCACTGCAAATGGAAAAAGCAAGTTTGTTTGACCAAGTTGCAGGTAAGAAGCCTCGCTTTGAGATTGTCAAAGGTGCTATGTCAGGTATCGGCTTGTTCGCTAAGTTGTACAAATTCAGTGATGCTAAAAACGTTCTCGTTTTTGATGACTGTGATATCTGGGAAGATCAAGACGCTATCAACGTATTGAAGGGTGCATTGGATTCAGGTAAGACTCGCCGTATCTCTTGGAACAAAGATTCACGTATCTTGCGTGAAGAAGGTATCCCTAACAGTTTCAACTTCAACGGCTCTATCATCTTCATTACTAACAAGACTTTCGATAACAAGAAGGCTTCTAAGATGCAACCTCACTTGGATGCGTTGCAGTCTCGTTGTCACTTTCTGGACCTGACTGTTGATACTGAGCGTGACAAAATGTTGCGTATCAAGCAAGTTCACCGCGATGCTGATGGTGGCTTGTTTGCTGAATATGATTTTACTCAGGAACAAACTGATGAAATCATGGCATTCATTGACACTAATTGCAACAAATTGCGTGAAGTGTCCTTGCGTATGTGTCTCAAGATTGCAGACTTGGTTAAGATTTCCGCTAACTGGCGTGAACTGGCTAAGGCAACTTGCATGAAAGGTTAACCCCTGCAGTGTGCGTAGAGGCAATGTCAATAAGTCCTCTTCGATAAGGAAGATATGACAAACCCAACAGACTTGATTGACCGTGAACTTAATATTGATGACTTTGTTGTGTTTCACAACAACATCTACCGAGTTAAATCATTTGGTAAAGTGCATCCAAGTAGCGGTAAAGGTACTGTAAAAATCATGTTGGTAAATCCTAGTCCAACAACTCGCCCTGTCATGAAATACAGCGGTGACTTGTGTAAACTAGACAACGGTGAAGTGTTGTTTTGGATGTTGAAGAAAGATTACAAATGAAAGTTAAAACAGGTTTCTATTTCATTGGTTGGCTAATGAAGCGTTTTTTCAAAACACTATTCAGTCTCCCAATGAGCCTACATAGAAAATATATGGAGACGTACCAAGATAATCGTTGGATGGGACTTTTCGCTTGGCTGATTACATCATCTATCGGAATTTTTATTGCAGGTGTGACTGGGTTGGTTGTTGGTGATACTGATGCAGAGAGCATAAGCAATTTTAAAACGGTGTACGTTATCGGGTATATTGTAGCAGTAATCTATTTCATTACGTGCGTGATCCTAGATCAGTATGAAAAGTTTGAGAATGAACGAATGGCAACTTGGCATACGTTAAAAGACTAACAAAAATTAGTAGTACTTTAGTACTACTTTTTTTGGTTGACAATAAATCGTTTTGGATATATAATACATGTATAGATTGATAAAACGGAGTTGACAAATGAACGAACGAATTTTTGAACTTGCAAAACAAGCTGACCTTATTCAATGGGACACACTTCCTTCAGGTGCTAGAACACCCGATCACGAAAGTGTTGTCAAGGCACGAAAGTTCGCCGAGTTGATTGTTCGGGAATGTGCAAAATTACTTGACGAAGACAGTTATCTTATGCCCGAGTTGGGCGGCTATGCACATGACATGCGTAAAATGTTTGGAGTTGAAGAATGAGTATTATTCAAGCATACAAAAGTGACGCAGACGGTAAAATCTTTGAAGACAAAGGTAAGTACCAGACTCACCTGCGCAAACTAGCAACTGCCCGTCGTGCTGAAAAGAAGGTTGAAAAGATGGAGGCCGAGCGTGAACAGTTCCACATTAAGATGGGACAGGTCAAGAGTATTGCCGAACTGAATCAGTTTATTAAAGACAACTGGAATTGGTTCTGGGCTAACGGTGCGAAAGATGACTTCTATTTTTGGGGTCGCAATAAAGGCGCAACTGCTCCCTTCCATGAGTATGTTGATGTGTCTGTTGTTGAAGTTTACTGGAAAGAAAATCTAAGCAACAGTCACAGTGGTCCTCGTAAAGGTGTTCAAAACTTTGATACCCGTGCCGACTACAACAAGGGCAAGCCAACTGGATATCCTGGCTGGCAAGCACGTATCAATATCAAAGTCAAGCCACCAATGAGTAAGCACAAGAAAGATCCATACATGCATGATGGATTTGGCAGTAGTTACTTTAAGGACACTATCATTAACACTGGATCTGGTGGTGGAGGTGGCAACCACAAAAACGAATATGTTAGTTACAGCTATGATGTGAAACTCTTTGCCGCAGACTTCCCTACAATGTACGAACAATTGCGTAAGGATCAGTGGATCCAACAAGAGAACCAAGAGCGTATGTTTGTTTGGCGACAACTTGGAGGCAAGGGTTTGACTCAGAGTGTCACCGAAGCAGACATTCCAAGTGACTTTGCTATGAGCGACCCACTTGAAGGTGATTTCAGTCGCACCAAGTACTAATTGGTAAAGCATTTTTAGGGGACTCAGGTCCCCTTTTTTTGCCTATTAATTTGCTTTCTGTATACTGTTTTGCTATACTAACAAGATGGCAGAACTAAGAACAAAGGAAGACATATTATATTTTATGCGGAGCGGTGTATTGCGTGTAAGCCGAAGCGACCTTAAGTTTATAGAAAATCTACACACTATAGCTAATAATAAAAAGTATGTCACTAGTAATCAGGTTAATCTCTTAGATAAGATTATATTCAAATACGAACGTCAAATTGCAAAACATGATTTGCACGTACAAGAATTAGTAGCTTTGCCTTGGAAAGTAGAAGTATTATCAAGCGCACCCCAGTACACTGATGCGTTTATTTCAATTGAAGAAGGGATGCTTTATTTTAAGTCACCCTACAATAAACAATTTATAAATGACTTAAGAACACAGAACAATCTTCTTACATGGAATACTGTATTAAAAAGGTATGAAGGTACATACAGTACTACTACATTAAAGATGATAGTAGATGTTTCCTACAAGCATTTTAACAATGTAAATCATTGTAGTGAGACTATCAGATTACTAAATAGCTTAGAAGGTTACACTGACACTACATGTTGGAACCCCACTTTAATGTCAGTCAACGGTAACTTAATGGTTGCAGGTATCAATTCTCATTTAGCTGATGCTATCAATGATATCAAGCTAACGAATGACAAAAAGACTCTTGCTACACTAGCCGGATACGGAATTTCTATTCACCCTTCTTTACTAAAAACAGACGTAGAACTGTTTGCGGCGTCTTATGCTCCTATGGTAGAGATAGCCAACATCACTGAACTAGTGTGGTGGTTAAAAGAGTTAGAATGTGATTACGTATATGTATCCGGTGGGAACAGTTTGTCTAGGGTAATAAAAACCTTAGCTAATGAATTAAATACAAACAACATACCTCACTCTATAGTTACGTATAGAGATAAGCCAATAGACATTAATCAATTTAAATTTCCAGTGCTCATACGATTTACACGTACAGGAAGTATTGATGTTGAACAAAGAAAAATCGCAAAATTAATTACTATGATAAACTCAGAACCGATAGATATAAAATGAAACAATGCAAACTAATAATCCGTGACGAGGTTAACGTCAAGATAGAAGGATTAGAATTATCAGAGCGCAAAGCACTGATGAAACTATTTGAATACGAAAAGCCAGGAGCACGATATTTACCAAGTGTCCGATTAGGTCGTTGGAACGGCAAGGTCAGCTACTTTAGCTTAGGTGGCAGTTCGTATGTTAACCTGTTGCCAGAGATTCTTCCTGTACTAGATCGGGCAGGGTATGACATTGAACTAGAAGACTTGCGAGAGTATTCGACTACATTCAATTTCAAAGAAGTAACAGAAGAAACATTCAAGCATAAGAACTGGCCTGCAAAGCACCCACAAGAGGGCAAGCCCGTTGTCCTACGTGACTATCAAATTGAGATTATCAATGAGTTCTTACAGAACCCGCAATCACTACAAGAGATTGCTACGGGTGCAGGTAAGACATTGATTACTGCGGCACTTAGTGCATCAATCGAAGACTATGGTCGCAGTATCGTTATCGTCCCTAACAAGAGTCTTGTTGTGCAGACAGAAGCTGATTACATTAACTTGGGTCTAGACGTTGGTGTATACTTTGGTGATCGTAAAGAGTTTGGTAAGACACACACTATTTGTACTTGGCAGAGTCTAGGTAACATGTTGAAGAAAACTAAATCTGACGAAGCAGAAGTGCCGATCGGTGAGTTCTTAGAAGGTGTAGTCTGTGTAATGGTTGACGAAGTACACATGGCTAAAGCTGATGTATTGAAAGAACTATTGACTGGTGTTATGTCACATATTCCTATTCGTTGGGGATTAACTGGTACTATTCCAAAAGCTGATTTTGAAAAGAAAGCATTGATTGTATCATTGGGTAACGTAATCAACAAGTTGTCAGCTAGCACATTGCAAGAAATGGGAGTGCTGTCACAGTGTCACGTTAACATCGTGCAGTTGCAGGATAACGTAGAGTTCACTAACTACCAAAGTGAATTGAAGCACTTACTTGAAGACGGTAAACGTTTAGACAAGATTGCACAACTAATCAACAACGTTAAAGAGTCAGGTAACACACTGATTCTAGTTGACAGAGTTGCAGCCGGTAAAGAGCTACAGAATAGATTAAGCACACTATTCAGTGTACTTAAAGATGCACCCGATGTTATATTCGTATCAGGTGGCACAGACATGAAAGAACGTAAGGAACAATATGACGATGTTGCGACAGCTACTAACAAAATTCTTATCGCTACTTATGGCGTTGCCGCTGTTGGAATTAATATTCCTCGCATTTTTAACTTGGTTCTGTTGGAACCTGGCAAGTCGTTTGTTAGAGTTATCCAGAGCATTGGTCGGGGTATAAGAAAAGCAGAAGACAAGGACTTTGTGCAGATTTGGGACATTACTAGTAATTGTAAATTCGCCAAGCGTCACCTTACTCAAAGGAAAGCATTCTACAAAGAAGCTAATTATCCATTTGATATTGAAAAACTAAACTATAAGTGATATAATAATACTATGCGAATTTTAACCTTAGACAACGAATTTTACAACTTAGAAACACTACCCGAAGAGATTGATGACTTGCGCTTTGCGATACTAGATAACAGTAACCCGCAAAACGTAGACTATCATTATATCCCTCTTATCTTTTTAGAATCATTCAGTGCTCCGGCGCTCGTATTAAAGATCGGTGATGCAACTATCAAGATGCCGGTAGACTGGCAAATATTGATTGGTGAAAAAGAACACGGTGACTTAGAAACACTACCTCTTACTAGCATCAATGACAGAGGTTTTAATGCATTTGAATTCAACCCACTAACAAGTTTTAGCCCAAGCTTCTTGCCCATTGAGATAGTAGACATATATCATGACGTTACTTGGTATGCCCCTAGACTAAAAAATGGTCAGTTCTTATGTGTACCAATTGATGACGGCCCCAAACCAAGATGTGTTTATTTTGTAAAAGAAATTAGTCGTAATTGTGAAATTGTAGATTATTCACAGGCATTCTAATGGCAACTAAAAAAGTAACAACCCCCGCAGACGAAAAATTAGAGAAGCAAGACTTCCCTTTGTTTGATGCACTTAACGCATTAGACAGAAAAGACTATGCTTGGTTTGATACCTTATCGGAAGAACAACAACGCAAGTTTGTGGCGTTCATGATGATAAAGTACATGAGTTATCTTAAAGGATCAAGTGCCCTTTCAGCGTACTATGTAATGAGCACTGATTCTAATGCAAACAAATACTTCTTTAATGAGTATGTGTCTAAGCATCCCAAGCTTCAATGGTTGATGCTATGTGCATCTAGCCCCGGCAAAGGAAAGCAATTTCATCCTTGGATCCCTCAGATTAAAGAAAAAGTTAGTCTACTTAGAGAACCTGCAAAGACAGCAGATATCAAAGAATACTTTAAAAAGATTTACCCTTCTAGCGTAAGCGAGAACGACTTGAAAGAACTCGCGGGTGCATATGTAGAAGAACATAAGCGTAAGATGTATCTTGCAACTAAATTCCCTTCTATGAAGATTTGCGACATAGATTTATTGAGCCAATTGGTTACAGATGACGAAATTGAAGAATACGAAAAAGACTTCGGAAACTGAAGTGCCTCAACACGGATGTGAGTTTTGTGGTCGCACGTTTGCACGTGAGTCAACTATAATGAAACATATCTGTGAGTATAAGCATAGGTATCTTGAAAAAGATAGGGCAGGGAACCGTATAGGATTTCAAGCATGGTTGCAGTTTTACAGAAAGAACAGTACCAGCACTAAGCACAGAACGTATGAAGAATTCATTAAGAGTGCTTACTATACTGCCTTCGTTAAGTTCGGTAACTACTGTGTAGAAATCAATGCTGTTAATATCAGTAGATTTGCTGATTGGCTATTGAAGAATCAGATAAAGATAGATACATGGTGTACTGATACTACCTATACAAAATATTTGATTGAGTACTTAAAGGTTGAAGACCCATTAGATGCTATTGCTAGAAGTGTCGAGACTACTATGACTCTAGCTGAGACTGCAGGCATACTAAGCAAGGATGTGCTTAGGTATGGCAACACAAATAGGATCTGTCATTCTATTACTACAGGAAAGATCAGTCCATGGATGTTGTATCATAGCACTAGTGGTACACAGTTCTTAGGCAATTTGAACGAACCTCAAGTTGATATGATTATTGACTATATCAACCCCGAACAATGGAAGATCAAGTTCAATCGTGAGCCAGAGAACGTGAAGCAAGTGAAAGAGTTGCTTACTATCGCGGGGTATTGACATGCTGTATTGCTCACTAGCGCATGCCGGCATGAATGTAATCTCTAACGGACGACTGACTCCTTGTTGTGCTATTTCTGCTAACTACCTACCTAATAAAGACAAAAGTGGATCACTATCAGAACGAGTGAATCATGCAAACATTATTCGGGTGCGTAGTCAATTAAAAGCAGGTATATGGCCATCTGAATGCAACAGTTGTAAAACAGCAGAGGAGGTGTCCGGTAGTTCGCTAAGAACTATGTTTAACGCATACAACACAGAACAAAGATGCAATACAGTACTAAAACCTACTGATGTATATACGGTTCACCTGTCTGTGGGTAACAAGTGCAACAGTAAATGCATGACATGTAATCCCGGCTCTAGTAGTCTATGGCAAGACGAATGGAAAACTATTTGGGATGTTCCTGTTATCAGCACAAGCGATTCTATACTAGAACACTCTGAATTAGTTGATGAACTAGTGAATGACTTCACTAATATCAAAAAGATCACCTTCTTAGGTGGCGAGCCTACCATCAATGACAGCCATCTGTCATACTTACATAAGTTGATTGACAATGGCTCTAGCACTAACATTGACTTGGGTTACGTAACTAATTTGACGGGTATAGATGATTCGTTACTTGAAGTATGGGGTAACTTTAGAAATATAGAATTGAATGTATCAATGGATGCATACGGGGAGAAAAATGATTATATCAGATACCCGATCAAATGGAGTAAGATTGAATACAATCTCAACAGGTTTCTAGAGTTGACAAGTAAAGATAAAATATCTATAGGTTTAAGTCTAACCCCTAGTGTGTTCAATTGCATACACTTAGACGAGATGTTTACGTTTTGGGATCAGTTGTTAACACGCTACAACTTACCCAAATATTACGGTGTTGCCTTGAATAAAATTACATATCCGATGTATACTAGTATGAGAATAACATCAGTTGAGTATAGACAACAGGGGGTAGAAAAATTATCTAAACTGAAAGATACTATATCTACTGAGTTTCACCCAACGATAGACCATGCGATTGCTATGCTCAAGGAACCTATGTTAGATATTGAAACTATCAATAAAGGTAAACTGTTTATTGAGAAGTCTGATGCATACAGAAACAAGAACGTAAAAGATTACATACCTGAATTATATACTGAACTATGGCACTACTCATAAACGGCATTGATGGCACACATGACTATAGGGTTAAGATACCCTTTAATGAGACTGTAAGGACTACTGCCGGGATAAACATGTGGAACGAAACATGTGCTACTGCAATTGAACTGTTCGGATTACCCGGAGAGAAGTATACGTGTAGATTCACTAAGACTCATATTGAGTTTTGGTTCTTAGACGAAAAAGATGCAATGATGTTTGAATTAACATGCGGATAAACAGAATCAAAGCATGGGTTCGTAAGAAGCGAGCCGAACGTAAGCTCGAAAAGAGTGGACACGAGTCATGGGAATATTATCGGCGCACCAACGACCCTAACATTTTATGGCGAGCAACTAGAGTAAAAGATTTCTATGGCGGTTATAAGTACGTTTATTGTTTTGAAGATAGAAGTCATTATGCCTATGAGTTGTTGTATGATTACGGTCCGGGTGGAATAAGATACGGCAATGATGATATATATGACTGGTTGGATCAACATGCAACATTTACTAGTCGTATGGACATGCACCGCGTCATAAGGTATCCTTCTACTAGTATGGAGTGGGAATTCAACGATTTAGGCGGAGGTGATTATATATTTGTTGCTTTCAAAAATGAAAAAGATTACATGATGTTTTTACTAAGGTGGCAATAAAATTGCACAAAGAATACTATGATTGGACTAGGGGATGGGATGATGACCATCCTTTTTGGCATACTCATGATATAGTTACCCATAATCAGACTGAACTAGATTTAGTACATAAAGAAGTAGTACTATGGCTGTACAAAAATATAGATAATCCACAAAGACATTGCCGTTGGACTAGACAAGTATTGACTATTAGTGTAAAATTCAGATATGAGCGAGACTGTGTATGGTTTAAGTTGAGATTCTGATGATAACAAGTATTTGGAAACACGAAGAAGATATTTGCCCTAAAGTTAGTGGGCATTACCTGGCCTATAAATTGCCATCATTAGGTGATGACGAAGAAGGCTATGGATTGTATTACTGGGACAACTATTATGCAGAATGGCGAGAGTCTAAGGCCCCACATTCGCATACAATTCGAGTTAGTATTTGGACACCTTGCCCCGAACACGATCCGGCCAATCATATTTCACTGCAACCACTACCAGCAGAAATCAATGCTTGGAAGAAAGTATGTGAAGCGATTGACTATTTCAACATAATAACAAAGTTGGTAAAATGAACATTATCAAAAACGTAACTGAAGGTATAGAACCTTTGCCGTACCAACAAGCCCTTTGGGATAAACTAAGTCAGGGTGGATTCAAACAGGGTCAAATGACTTTGTATAGTGCGGGCCGGCAGACTGGCAAGAGTTATCTAAATGCTTATCTGAATACTTGGTTCCAAAATAATCTTTGTCAAGAGATAGTCTTGCCAGAGCAAGAGTACATACAAGAACTGAAAATAAGTTTTGGTAATTTAGCTACTAATAGAATCAAGCAGAAGAAAAAAGTGAAGAAGTATCAATTTAGTCGTGCCGAATGGTATGTGGCAGATTTTGCCTGGGCACACCAAGGCGAAGTGCTTGCATGGTGTAGTCAACAGTTTGGTCCGCATCCTCAACGGCCAGATGCGTGGAGTCGGTGGAGTCACAAGTATCAAGGGAAGATTCACTTCCGTGATAGTAAAGATTATGAATGGTTTGTGTTGAGGTGGTCATGATTCGCAGACAATATGAAAATCTAAGACCACTGAGACCTCACACTTACTTTAGTAACTTTGTAAACACAATAGAAGATAAGGATCTTGTCAGTGAATTGAAAAAGTACAATGCTACTCTGGGTAAATGTAAGAAGGGTGGTTATGCTTATAATGTCAAGTGGCATGATGAAAAATTGTATATGTTGTTTGTGTTGAGGCATTCATGACGAGAATTATAATTAGTTGCCCAATTACCTGGCACGAACGATGTACATGGATTGAAAAGAACTGTAAGAATTATGTAGATAGAACAGAATGGGGAATGTGGCAACTAGGACAAGATGATATCTACTTTGAAGTGGAAGATAAAGACGCAATGTGGTTTAACTTAATATGGCTATGACATGACAGACAATGAATTGATTGATTACACGATAAAGTTTGACAACGACCCTGTTCGTGTCAGACTTGCTACATACATGGATCGTCATCCCGGTGCTATTCTAGATGACCTTGAACGTGCGGGCATGGATCAAACAGACTGTACCTTTAGAGATAAAGATACATGTAATGATTATCTTCCTGGTCAATACATCAGTCATCTTGAAAATGAGATAGAATATCTCAATGAACAACTAAAGCAAGCACTAGACGAAATTGAAGAAATGAAAACGATGAAGGTCAGTGAGTTGATTGAACAATTGCGACAAGAAGTTCTTACTGAAAAATACATGAGAGAAACCGCAGAACGTAGTCGTTACAATGCACATCAGGAGAAGGAAGAAATGAAAAATAAACTTGACATGTGGGCAATCTTAAACAGATGACTACTCCATTCACGCATAAAACAGAACACTACTACGGTAGTGAACGAAACATTCACACTGTATCCTGGAAGGGTAAGGGAGAAGTTGACGGTGATGAGATTCGTGCTTGGTGTATTGAAACATTAGGCCCCGCGGGATATCAAGATGCGATTGAACGAACTCGTTGGCTAGATAATATTTCAGAACAAGGTGAAATTTTCTTGTGCAACGATGAAGACCTGACATTGTTCTTATTACGGTGGAACTGATGGAATACTTTTATAGTGGCGGAGGTAATAATCGCCCATACTTTACTTACAGATTCAAAGTAAAAAAGTGTACTACTGATATGTACCAGTGGGCAGAAGCATATCCTGAGAAGGGATCTTTCAATCGCTTTCATGTCGAGTGGGCTAGTGTGTACAGCAAAATGGATAGACCATTGGACTACGATGTTATTCAGTTTGAGTGGAGTGAAGCCGCTAAAGTATTCAGAATCGCATTCGCAGGTGAGTATGAAGAAATCACAATGAAAGAATATATATGTCAGACTTAGTAGAAGACATTGCAGGAGAGATGAGTAGAGCCATCACAGAAGAAATTGATAGAGAAATTATGTTAGACATGTTAGTAGCGACTGGTTGGACTAAAGTTGAATTAGAACGACTGAAAGACAGATATGAATCAATTGACATTGAACTATGGATTGATGAAAACTGCACGGGTAAACATACCAAGTTAGGTAGAACATTTGTCTTTGAAAAGAAACAAGACGCTGAATGGTTCATACTGAAATGGCTATAAATTGGGGACGTAGTATTGGATGGAACATTGAATTGATACGATACAGGAATGTAAAAGTGGACTATTACATATTAACTGACGGTGCTGACTGCTATCCATGGCATGAATACTTTGCTATCTTACCACGCAAAACAGTTGCAGGTAAACGTATCTGGTTGGAGAAAGCATACAAACGTAAAGTGTGGGTAGTGTGGGGTACAGGCTTTCACATGGAACCAGAAACGCAATATGCAACACTATTTGATTTACTAACACATGACGATAAAGATACCATTACGAAATAATACACTAACCGGCGAAGAAGAACAATGGCTAGCTAAGAATGTAGGCCCACGTATGCATTATCTACACAATAGCATCGGTGGACAAGGATGGTTAGTCAAGGCTGAATGGGATCCTGGCATGGTTAACAAAAGATGGATGTTGACATTAGAAGATGAGAAACTTGCCACTTTTTTTACGATTAAGTTTTCCTCATGATTGAAATCAAATTACCTAATATGAAGCCCGATGCTATGATGGGCATAGTAAAAGAATTACGAGCTAAAGGCTATGTTCAAGGCACCGATTTTGATTTCGCATATCATAAACCTGAATATGATCTTGAACGGTATGGTGTACTCTATGATAGATATACACTGTTCACTTTCTACAAAGAAGAACTAGCTTCTTGGTTCGAACTACTATACAAATGACTACAGTACCGCCATTTCAAGATTACGATGACGATGATCCTAACATAGAACAACGCAAAAGACGTTGGGATTATTGGGCGGCATTAAAACTTGTGCGTAGAGAATATATGCAGGATGCAGCCACTGTTGATTTTGATGCGTATGACTTTGAAGATTACATTGAAGCAAACTATGGAATCAAAATGAACGTGGTCAACGGTAACATAACAGATGGGTACAAAGTCATGGACGAAAAGAAGTACCTTATATTTTTACTGAAATACCAATGAACAGTCCTTTTATACTAAACGATTTGTGTGACAATACTTGGTCAGTCACCTGGCCCGTCTTTCAGGCATCAAACCATTATGACAACATGGCATTTGATATATTAAAATTTGTATTCACTGAGGTTAAATGTAATAAAGTTGGACTAGGTGTAACGTTAGACAATTATTTTGAAGCTGATGCTTCTATATTATGGATTGATGACTCTGCATACACCACTAATATTACTGCTGAATACTCACATTATTTGTACAAGAATTATAAAATATTTGGAGCAGTATTTGAGAAGCAAAGTGATGCTGAGAAGTTTAAAGAATCAATAGAAAAGAGATATGTATGGCAATTACTCAAGGAATAAATGGAACGTTTTCTCCGATATACCAAGAAGACGCAGAACCAATATATTTTAGAAAATTTAAAAAGACAGTTCCCTCAAATGGTGCATGGGAAGATCGTATATTCTATGAGATAACCAAATTCCCAATGGGTAAAAGTACTACTGAAAACTGGTTATATAAGCATTACGGGGCCAAACGATACACAGATACATGGTGGTCAACGCATAATGGTATTTGCATGAATGAGAAGATTTACACACACTACAAGTTATGTGAATAAATACGGTATGCAAATATTTGACTTAGCCCATATTTTTATCGTCTTTCATCCGGGCGCATCCGGAAACTTTATAGCATCATTACTAGAAAAAGTTTTAAAAAACGACACAGACACTATTAATGTAGGAGTGAGTGGAACCGCCCACACGTTGATTAATCGTAAAATATCAGGAACTGATTACCTTTCATTTGGTACTGAAGTGGATGAGCAATCAGCATTTAACAGCGAAGAAGATAGAATCGATTTTTATTTAGACAAGATAAAATCAGAATACACTGATGTATCTACACCTCATATTATTTGGTCACATGATTTTACAAACATACCATTATATAAAAAGTTTTTCCCCAACTCAAAGATTCTAGTAATCACGCAAGAATCTGATATGGAGAAGGTTGCTGTGGTTCTGTTTAATGTTACAAAAAATATACTAGACCTAAATACTATAAATCCCCTTACTGAGAAAAGAAGGATTGAAGTCGTGAGAATGTGGCATCATGGCATGAGAATGGAACTATCTAATATGTTAGGTGAGTCTAGAGTAAGGACATTAGATAAAAATAGTAAGTTAGTAAGGTATATATCATTCTCAAGAATGTTAAAATATTATGGTTTAGCAAAACTACTAGACCCGATTGACAGACAACCTGATTTGGTCAATACAATACTGTACCCACATAAAGAATTATTAATACTAGGTAAAATACCTTATACTATAGGCAAACCTTACTCAGAGTATACTGATGGGTGTATCAAACTTCCATTCATATACTTGATGCAGGATGATGTGAACATGTTAATAAATTCATTGTCTAATATAATTGACCTAGATGAGGTGAAGATTCAAATCATATTGAATAACTATAAGAAATACCGAAGTGCTCAAAATCAAGAAATTCTGAGCAATCCTATTGCATATTATGTAAGACTTAAAGAAGAGGCATTAAAAGAAATATGAAAACAGAATTGGGGTATTATGCAGTTAATGGGGTATCATACGGTACTAATAAAGTGGCTGCGATATTAGAGGCACAAAAAACTGGTACTGAAGTAGTGTGGTATTTTTTTGATGACATATTTCAGAAAGTAAATTGGTTAGTAGAACCGGAGTTATCATTAGATGCACTTTATAAGATTAGAGCAGAACAGATCAGAAATGCGTATGATTATGTAATTGTTTTTCTTAGTGGTGGAGCAGATAGTAACAATGTTATTAGGACTTTTTTGAACAATAACATACATGTAGACGAAGTAATTGCATTAATACCAGAGTCTGGCCTCAATAATTGGCAATGGAATGATAAAGATATGGCTGCAGAAAATTACATGTCAGAAACAAAGTATGCTCAATACCCCATTCTACACGAAGTTGTCACTAGATCGCCTAGTACTAAAATTA